GTTGTCTGGACCCTTGTGGTCCTTTCTTCTAAGTTTTGTTGCATTTGATATTAAATGCATCTTTGGTATTTCTAGCCTAAGTATAAATTTGAACCCCCCCTATTTGTTTTTCTGCATATTATTTCTAGAAAAATTACTAGTTTATTATGTCTATACTCAATTTATTGAGTGAGTTTATATATTTTCCTTTTTATTAGTGTGTACGATTGTTTGTAGTACACCCAAATCTTTAAAAATATCACGTTAGTTGATTATCGGTTGGAACCGAGATCACATTGTTTTATTTTGTTGAGAACCTGGTTTGTTATACACAGGCTACCCAAGATTTTTCTTGGCTCTAGCTTTAAGATTATGACCTCTTAGTAATGTCATTTCGCCAGTGTTTCTCCTTGGATGAGTTTCTGCTCTCCAAGTATGGAAACAATTTATTACATTTACGTCCGCATGTAAAAGTCAAGCGGAGGCTCCCTTCCCATGGGATAGTCTTGGTGGACGAAAAAGACCCCCCCCAAGCCCCAGAGTACAACCGAACCCATTACCGATTTTTCCACAACGAATGAGATTTACTAGAGTCTCACCCCTTATGTTCCATGCCAATGATACCGATTGTATCCCTGTTCGACGAAGTCAGGTTCAACCTGTTACCGTCATTTCGCCTCGTGCGGAACCTATGCAAACACGCCTTGTGCGTGTCACTTTGTTGTGTGGTACTACTGTTTCTTCTAACAGTTTCACCACAGTTGCTGAAATTTATCAGCTTGTTCGCTCTCGCCTCGTTCGTTTACAAGGCCCGAGCTGGTGCCGCAACCACTTCCGTGTTGAGGTATCTTATCGTTCCCGTTTACTCGTGGATCGCGATGTCGATCTTGTTGAGTACGGAGTTAGAGATGGTGACCGAATTCAGGTCACTGTGACTGGCTGCCTTCGTGGTGGCGCTCCTTCTGGAGTTACAGTCCGTGGTGAGTATTTTCCTCTAGTTGAGGATACTTGGTGCGCTCGCAAGAAATTGCGAGCTCGTCAGCTCACCACATTTACTCGTATGTCTCACGAGTATCTTCCCACTGATAGGATGAGGAAGACCACTAAAAAGAAGGTACGTTCCCTTGAGGATCGTGCTTTCGATAAGTTTGAAGCTGCCCGTTTGGAAGTTCAAGCTAGTGGAGATTACCTGTCCATGGCCCAGTCGTTCTTGACATCTTTAGATAATCAGTTTGATACTGATTTTGTGAAGTTGATGGAGGACATTCTGGTGTTCATGATGCTGTTGATGCGCTCTCGCGCCAAAGCTGATATTATGATCGCAGTTCTCGTTTTTGTGAAGCTGCGAACTAATAAAGCTCTGGTATCAGAGGCCCTTACGAATTTGTCTACGTTGACGGACGCGTTGTTTGATGAAACACCAGCTGTTCAAGCTTCAGTGGAAGATCATGTGACTACATTCCGAGATCTCTTGGGAAAATGGGATGAGTTACGTGAGACCACGCTTGGGAAGAAGTATCTCAAGTTAGTGCGTTATTTGGCCTCGTATGGAGTTTTCACTTGTGTTGGTGTGAAACCGTCTTTGCAGAACTTGAAAAAGTCTGAGGAGATGAGTAGTAACATTAACCATGCTGATTTCTTGTACAGTGTTCTAGATACGTGTTCATTCACTTTGCAGCGAGCTCTTATGTTCGCTCGTACTGGTGAGTGGGCCGTGTTTTTGCACGGACCAAAGACCTATGCAGCGTGGTATGATAAATGTCTTGATATCAAGCGCAAAGCCTATAGTTTGGGCAATCTTGAAGCTCAGGGAACTGATTACTTTAAGTTTGTCGCCACTATGAAGGAATGTATTGAAGAAGGACATAGCATCGTTAAATTTGCTTCTCGTGAATTGAAGCATGAACTTCGTGCCGCTCGTGTGATGTTACATGAGATTTTGCTCATTGAGGCGTCAGTTTTGACTAAGAAGTCTGCTCAGCAGGAGCGTCGTGCTCCTTTTGCTGTGTTGATTCATGGTCAGTCAAGTGTTGCTAAGTCCATGTTTCAGAAAATGTTGTTCTTTTACTACGGAAAGTTGATGGGCTTGCCCACAACCGATGATTACAAGTATGTGCGCAATCCAGCTGATCAGTATTGGTCTGGTTTTTCATCGCAAGCGTGGTGTATCCAGATGGATGATATTGGTTTTCTTAATCCTGCAAAGGCTACGGAAGATCTATCCCTTACTGAACTAATTGCTATTGTTAACAACGTTCCCCTGGTCCCAAATCAGGCAGACTTGGCTGACAAAGGCAAGACACCTGTGCGTGCACGATGTGTTCTTGCTTCAAGTAACGCTAAGCACCTTAATGCTTCAGCGTATTTCTTTTGTCCTTTAGCTGTCCAACGTCGTTTGCCGTGGGTTATCACCGTAGAACCGCGACCCGAGTTTGCTCGGGCCGATGCAGGTTGTATGATTGATCCTACTAAGATGACGTCGCTTGATAATGATTGGCCAGATTTCTGGAATATTAGTGTTGATAAAGTGATCCCGGGTGGAAAAGCTGGTGAACGCGATATGGCTCAGTTTGAAAATGTGAAAAAGTTTAGTAATACTCAGGATTTCCTTGATTGGTTTGGTCCTGTGTGTAAAGACTTTGATCGTATTCAAGGCAAGGCGATGAATGATGATGTTATCATGTCAACTTTTGAGTTGTGTCAGGTGTGTAACCGTACCACTGGCCGTTGTGTTTGTTCTCGTGGTCTTGATGTTGAAGCTATTGGAGAAGTTGTTTTGCCAGAAGGTGTGACCTTTGGTGAAGACTTCTTTGAACGTTATGTTGATGGACCTTTTGTTGAATATCGTCGGTATTCGTGTGTTGAGGATTCGTATATGTGCTCCATAGATGTTTCTCGCGATGGTGTTGAACTGCGCTCATTTGTGGTGCCAGTCAAAGTCGTCGCTCGAGTTACTGAGCCTGTTGAAGTGCAAGCGATTCCATCAGTGGATTATGCCGATTTGTTGCAGGAAGTAGTTACCCGTCAGGGTGCTTCAGCTAGTGACAATCAAGAGCGTGTTGTGTGTCGTGTTATTACTCTGTTTTTGAGTTTGTACATTCGCTTTTCGTTGGTTCGGCGTTTTTCGGATTGGTTAGTATCATACTGGTTAGTTCGTGTCTTGGTTCGTCGTGTTATCGTGAATTATATCCCTCCTCGTATGATGGCTCGTCAGTTTTTCACTTTTCTTGGTGTTATGAGTGAGCGTGTTTTTGCTTCGAAGCGTTGGCGCAAGGTGATCCTTGGAGTAGGTGTTTTAACCGTGTCTTGGGTTGCCTACAAGCGTATTTGCAAGTGGAATGTTCAAGGTGGGAAGATGTCTGTACCAGATGATCATTTTCGCAAGAACGAGAAGGAGAATGTTTGGAAGCGAGATGATTATCAAGTGACTACTTTTGACGTTGATCCGATCAGTCTGAACTGGAAGAGTTTGACTGTTGATCAGATAACGTCGAAGATTCGTCGCAATACTGCTCGGATTTTTGTGTCCGATGGTAAGCAACAGATTCCTGGAAACGCGTTTTGCGTTGGTGGACACTTGTGGGTCACTAACAATCACATTTTGCCTGATATTGATGGGGACATCACGATCGATTTTCGTGTTGACCCCGTTGGTCAAGGTGTGTCTCGTAATGTTAAGTTCACTTTGGAGCAGTCTCAGATTTATCGTGAGTCTGGAAGTGATCTAGCATACTTTGAGATTCTGGCTGTAGATGCTCGTGCTGACCTTAGGAAGTTGATTGCTCGTGATACACTGGATGGTGTGTGCAGAGCTAAATACATTGGTTTGAATCGAGATTGCAGCCCCAAGGATGTTGATGTTCGAGGTGTCCATAGCACGTTCGCGTACTGTGAGTCACATGAGAGATCGTACACGTATTGGCGTGGTGAAGTTGAAGAAGACACTGTGAATGGAGACTGTGGCACACCGATGGTGAGTTTAGGTCCGCATGTGGCTATTTTGGGATTGCACCAGTTGGGTGGATCTCGTAAGATTGCCTTTGCGGTCAAGTTGACCCAGGGTAGTTTGAACCGAGCGCAGGATTTCTTTGTGCGTCCAGTGGTGCAAGCTGGAGTGCCTAAGATTAGTTGTTCCGTTAACAAGAAAGTTCTTGGCCCGGTTGGTCACAAGTCACCGTTGCGTTGGTTAACTGCTGGCTCCATTACAACGTTTGGAACGTTTATTGGTTACCAAGTTCGCTCGCGTTCTAAAGTGTGCTCTACCATGTGTGGAGATTACATTAAGAGTGTGCGTGAGTGGCAGATTCCATTTGGTCGTCCAGATTTGAAAGATTGGAGACCATGGCACTTAGCTTACAAGGACGTTGTTGAGCAACAGAACATCTTGAAGACTTCGATCTTGAAGAAAGCTGTAGATGGTTATGTCGCTGATGTGTGTGCGGGTTTGTCTGAGGAAGACAAAGGAAATCTGCGCATTATTAGTGACCATGCAGCTATCAATGGTATTGCAGGTGTGCAGTACATTGATAAGATGAACTTCAACTCGTCGATGGGTGAGCCTTTCAATAAGTCAAAGAAGTGGTTTTTGGAAGCTGCCCCAACTGAATCTCAACCACTGGCAAAGGTGTTTACGCCCGAAGTGATGGAGAGAGCAGCTGATATTGAGTACCGTTACCGTAACGGAGTCCGTGCGTGTCCGGTGTTTAGTGGTCAGTTGAAAGACGAAGCTCGTGCTGAGTCGAAGATAGCCCTTGGAAAGATTCGTGTGTTCACGGGAGCGCCTGTTGATTGGTCTCTCGTAGTTCGCAAGTATCTCTTATCATTTGTGAAAGTTGTACAGGAGAACCGTCTTCTGTTTGAGGCTGCACCTGGATGTGTGACTCAATCCCTCGAGTGGGAACAATTCCGTGATTACCTTGTACAACACGGAGTCGACCAGATTGTTGCTGGTGACTACGGGAAGTTTGACAAGAAAATGACGGCACAAGTGATTCTAGCAGCATTTGATGCCATTATCGCTATTCTTAAGTTTGCCGGCTGGAGTGCCGAAGACTTGTTAGTAGTATATGGTATCGCCGAAGATACAGCATTTTCCTTTGTGAATTGCAATGGTGATCTTGTGATGCTATACGGTTCGAATCCGTCGGGTCATCCGCTGACTGTGATTATCAACAGTGTTGTCAACGCTTTGTATATGAGATACTGCTTCATTGTTCTGAGTGAAGATAAGCAGTGTACCTTGTTTAAGAAGTTTGTGAGTTTGATGACATATGGCGATGATAATGTCATGGGAGTGTGCAAGAGCATTCCATGGTTTAATCACACAGCTATTGTTGAAGTCTTGAAGACCATTGGTGTAGAGTACACGATGGCAGATAAGGAGAGCAAGTCTGTGCCTTACATCAACATCAACGATGTTTCGTTCTTGAAGCGATCATGGCGTTGGGATGAAGATGTGAAGGCTTATTTGTGTCCCCTTGAGGAGCAATCCATTCACAAGATGTTGTGCATTAATATTCCTAGTGGT